AAAAAGCTTTTTGTTCTAGATCAAAATCCTGGAATGGAGTAAGAGGTAAAGCTGCTAGAAGAAAGTGGTGCTGCAGTAGACATAAATAAAACTAAATTTATGAAATCAAAAGGATTAGGAGATACAATAGAAAAATTCACAAAAGCGACTGGTATTAAAAAGTTAGCAGATAAAATACCAGGAGGTTGCGGTTGTAGTAAAAGAAAAGCAAAACTAAATAAATTAATACCATATAAAAAATAAAGCAATGTCTTATAAACCAACGCCAGTTACGGCAAAAATCCAGAAAACAACAAAAGGAGGGATATGTAACCCACTATTAAATGTAGGTACAATGGCTCAAATGAAAGCGCCTTCTATAGCTAATAAGAAATTTAGTACAGATCCTAAGGAAAAAGCAAAGCAAAAGCAATGGATAAAAGATAATCCAGAAAAGTACAAAGAGCCTATAGAAAAGAAAAGAAAATCAGAAGCTGATTCTGAAGATAAAAAAAATTCGGGAAATCTGATGATGCACCTTAGGAAAGTAGAACCTAATGCGCTCAATGGACAAGGACCTTCAGCACCCACTCCAACAGTCCCTTTTGCACTTGGATGGTGGGATCAAGATTCTAAAGACCTTACAAAAACGGAAAATAACTCTGAAGACGGTAAAAAAGTAGTTAAGAAGAAGGCTTATCTAAAGAAAAGCGGGAAGCTACAAAAACTAAAAAAAGTAACAACTAATAATAACACTTCTCAGCTTACTCAGAAAGATAGCTATATCGATCAAGACAAAACAAAAGCTACTAAAAAAACAAAGCAAGCAGTTAATGCTATTGAACCAAAGTAAAAAATGAATAAAATATTCCAATGGCTTACAGGCGGCGTCATCAAAAACATAGGTGACGTCGTTGACAAGCTAACTACAACAGAAGAAGAGAAGTTAATAATCAAAAAGCAAATTCAAGAAATTCTTGAAAAAGCAGATTCTGAAGCTCAAGCTCATGTAACAGAGCGCTGGAAAGCGGATATGACTAGCGATAGCTTTTTGTCAAAGAATATAAGGCCATTGGTTCTTATATACTTAACTGTTATATTTACTGCTCTTTCTTTTTTTGACGGTAACATTTATGGGTTTGTAGTATCCAAGGAATATATACCTATATTTCAAACATTATTAGTGACTGTTTACGGAGCATACTTTGTTGGTAGAACTTGGGAGAAAACTAAGATCAACAATAACAAATAACACGTGAATATATATTTATGAAAACAATTAAATTAAATACAATGGAAAACAAGATTACAAAAGAAGAATTAAGCAACTTAAGTGAATTAAACTTAAGGTTAAATCAACTAGTTTCAGAAATCGGTGTGCTAGAAGCAAAAAAGCACGGAGCATTACACGGTTTATCTGATGTCAATCAACAGTTGGAAGAGTTTAAAGCGGTTCTACAAAAAAGTTACGGTAGAATAAGTATTAACTTAGAAGACGGTTCTTACACAAAAGAACAAGAAGAAGAAAATGTTGATACGAAAGATTAGTATCGGTAGAGATTATAAAAATGACGCCATGCACTATTCTGTTGGACAGGAAGTGTATGGTGGTCATATTATAAAAAATATAATTGAAGAAGATAATAAGTACTCAATATATATATCTAAAAAAGATGAAGTACTGCCTTGGAAAGATTTTAATAAAAACATGGCAATAGCAGTTGAATATGATTTACAGTATTAATGAAAGCTTTATACGATTTTATAATAGAGCCTGTTGGTGATAGATATAACAATAAAAAATCTATCGGAGACAAAGAGCTTATATTAAATACAGAATTACATAATCATAATTATTCTAATCGAATAGCTAAAGTGTTAGCTGTTCCTTCAGAAATCGAAACCAACATTGAGATTGGTGATGAGGTTATTGTACATCATAATGTTTTTAGACGTTTTAAAGACATTAGAGGGGTTGAAAAGAATAGCAGAAGCTATTATGATGAGAATACATTTTTTGCTAGTTTAGATCAAATTTTTGGCTACAAAAAAGGAGATGGTATCTTTGAAGCCTGTAAGGGATTCAACTTTGTAAAACCAATAGAGGAAGATAGAATGTTCTCTATAGAGTTTGAAAAACCAGGCGTAGGTGTTTTAGTCTACAAAGACCCTGAATTGACTAACGTAAAAATCGGTGCTCTAGTAGGTTTTAAACCCGGAGCAGAATACGAGTTTATTATAAATAAACATAAATTATATAGAGTTCCTACTAAATCAATTACAATCGAATATGAATATCAAGGAAACGAAAAAGAGTATAATCCAAGCTGGACATAAAGCAGTAGAGGAGTTAATAAAAGTAGCTAAAGAAGCTATTGTGGATTCAGGAGATGATATAACAGCAGACAGATTAAAAAACGCAGCAGCTACAAAGAAACTAGCTATATTTGATGCTTTTGAAATTTTAAACAGAATCCAAGAAGAAGAGAATGCTCTTAATAATAAACCAAAGGAGGAAGTAGAAAAGAAATCTTTTACCGGCTTTGCTGAAAAAAGATCTAAGTAATGTACGAACAAACATTATATAGTGTAGTTACTCCTATTAGGATAAACACAATATCTAGATTAAATAAATCTAAGAGTTGGAAATATGGTTACAATAAAGAGCACGACGTAGTTGTTATTAGTAAGACGGGTCAAATAGGTGAAATATATAGAATACAAGGCTTAGATATAGCTTTGCCTAAAGCGCCTAAAAAAGTAAGCAACACTAACAACAAATGGGAAGCAAAAGAATATCCCAAAGAGCTAAAGTCAATTAAAAGCATATTTGACTGGAGGGACTACCCTGAGGAATTTAAATCTAAATGGGAAGGTTATATAGACGAGGAATTTAATAAGAGGGAAAATGGTTATTGGTTTAAAAACAAAAACGTTAATACTTACATTACTGGTACTCACTTTGTGTACTTGCAGTACTCCAAGATTGATGTTGGGAAACCAGACTTTAGAGAGTCCAATAGATTATTCTTTATATTCTGGGAAGCTTGCAAAGCGGACAGCCGTTGTTATGGAATGTCATATCTCAAGAACAGACGTTCAGGTTTTTCGTTCATGGCTTCAGCTGAAACCGTTAACATGGCGACAGTATCGTCCGATGCACGATTTGGGATTTTGTCCAAATCTGGGTCCGATGCAAAGAAGATGTTCACAGATAAAGTGGTACCTATCAGCGTTAATTACCCGTTCTATTTCAAACCGATACAAGACGGTATGGACAGGCCCAAAACGGAAATTGCCTATCGTGTCCCCGCGTCAAAGCTTACAAGAAGATCCATCACCGAAAACTCCAGGACCGAAAGTCTTGACGGTCTCGATACCACCATTGATTGGAAAAACACCGGTGATAACGCATATGATGGAGAAAAACTAAGACTACTAGTACACGATGAAAGTGGAAAGTGGGAAAGACCAAACAACATATTAAATAACTGGCGAGTTACAAAAACGTGTTTAAGATTAGGTTCTAGAATTATTGGAAAGTGTATGATGGGTTCGACCTCAAACGCTTTAGACAAAGGAGGAGATAGTTTTAAAAAGCTATATAATAATTCTAATGTAACCAAAAGAAACAGAAACGGACAAACAGCATCTGGTCTATATTCTTTGTTTATTCCTATGGAGTGGAATTATGAAGGATTTATTGACGAATACGGACACCCTGTTTTTAATACACCTAAAGATGAGGTTTTAAGCCCATTTGGAGACGTTATAGAAGTCGGAGTGTTAGAACACTGGGATAATGAGGTTGAAGGATTAAAAGGCGACCAGGACGCTTTAAATGAGTTCTACAGACAATTCCCAAGAACAGAGGAACACGCTTTTAGAGATGAGGCTAAAAACAGTGTATTTAATCTAGCTAAAATTTATGAGCAAATAGATTATAATGAAGATCTTGGAAACACGAATGTAATCACTACTGGGAGTTTTCAATGGGAAGGTGGTATTAAAGACACAAGAGTAGTGTTTACGCCAAACCCTCAAGGTAGGTTTAAGATATCTTGGGTTCCAGGCTTAGGTCTGCAGAACAATCAAACAATAAAAAACGGTGTCAAGTTTCCAGGAAATGAACACATGGGTGCTTTTGGGTGTGATAGTTATGATATATCCGGGACAACAGATGGTAAAGGATCTAAAGGTGCTTTGCACGGTTTAACTAAATTCAGTATGGAAGATGCTCCGGCTAATACATTCTTTTTAGAATATATAGCTAGACCTCAAACTGCTGACATGTTTTTTGAAGATGTTTTAATGGCTTGTGTATTTTACGGAATGCCTATACTTGCAGAAAACAATAAACCTAGATTACTTTATTATTTTAAAAGAAGAGGTTATAGAGGTTACTCTATGAATAGACCTGATCGATTATGGAATAAGTTGTCAGTTACTGAAAAAGAAATTGGTGGTATGCCAAACTCTAGTGAAGATATAAAGCAAGCTCACGCAGCTGCGATTGAAAGTTATATAGATCAGCACGTTGGTTTACTTGAAGATGGTTCTTATGGAACAACTTACTTCAACAGAACATTAAGCGACTGGGCAGGATTTGACATAAACAATAGAACAAAATTTGATGCAGCAATAAGTTCAGGATTAGCTATAATGGCTTGTAATAGACATAAGTATCATCCAACTGCTAGCGTGCAAAAAACTAAAATAAATTTAAAAATATCAAAATACACCAACTCTGGTGCATTTTCAAAAATAATAGAAAAATAAAAGTATGGCTAAATCTGTTATAACAAATTATTTTCCAAGCCAAATAGCTAGCGATCAGGAGAAAATGTCAATAGACTACGGTACAACTGTAGGTAGAGCTATTGAAAGCGAATGGTTCAACAATGACAATGGTTACGGTAGATTTAAAAGCAACCAAAATACATTTCATAACTTAAGGCTTTATGCTAGAGGTGAACAAAGCATTCAAAAATACAAAGATGAGTTATCTATAAATGGTGATTTATCTTATCTT